GGATTTTTAGCCATAGCTGCCGTAAGAGCCTTGAATGCCTTTGACAAACCGTTTGTGCAAAGGGTGAGTAGCGATGTTGTTGTGGCTTGTACCTTTTTGGCTGCGGTGTCCGCTTTGGTAACGAGCGTTGCCTTTGCCTGCGATGCAGCATTGGCATTGGTCGCTGCCGTCTCCATATTGCGCTTTAAGATACTTGACTGACGTGTAACATTGTTGCGCTCCTTGATAGCTGTATTGAGATTGCTCTGTGCATTCTCGATAGCGGTAGCATCACCACTGGCTTGTGCCATTGCCAACTCTTGCTGTGCTTGTGCAACACGCATCTTTGAAAGCGATACGGTAACTTGAAAGCTCTCGTATTTCATTGTTGCCTGCGCCAACTCTGCTTGCGCTACACGTTCTGTAACGGTGGCAGCTTCAATCTTTGATGCAATCTCTTGACGTAGTGCCTGGACCTCTGCTGCACGTTGCGCTGTCATTCTGCCTTTGGAAACTGCGCTTGCAAGGTCTGCATCTATTTCCGCACCTTTCTCGGCTACTACGGTCTTTAACTGGGCAATCTCGTAGCTGTAACAAGCGTTTGTGTATGCTGTTACTGCCATAAGGGTAGCCTTGTAAACACCATAATCGGCAACGAGTGTCATCAGCACATCACCGACAACCTCGTAGTTCTCAACAAGCAACAACGCTGTGTCGATTGTGTCATTGATAATACCCTCGTTACTCTGTCCGATCTTGTTGAACATCGAATCGAACGCATCTTCAAGATTGGATATTTTACCATTGATGAGCTGGCTTTGCTCTTCCATAAGGTTGAAGAACTTTCCGCCCTCATTTGTAAGGTTATTGATAACAGCTTGCACCTCTGGAAACCCAACTTTGCCCTCTTCAACAAGCCCCTTGACCTTACTTTCGGCTACTCCGAAATGCTCAGCCAATTCCTTAATCATCGGAATACCACGACCGGTAAACTGGTTAAGGTCTTGTGTGTATAGACGACCTTGTGCCATAGTGGTTCCGTACAGATAAATCAAGTCGCCCAAAGGTATCTTCAATCCCGAAGCGATGTTTCCCAGTTGAATCAGAGTGTCGTTCACTTTGTCTGCTTCAAGACCGTAGGCGATGAGCTGTTTTGCACCTCCTGCGACCTCCTGCAGACCGAATGGCGTAGTGGCTGCGGTCTGCACCATTTGAGCCATCAATGCTTCTGCCTTTGATTTGGATTGAAGCATCACCTCCATAGTCTTTTGCAAGGACTGGAACTCTCCTCGTATGGTGGCCACGTTCTTGCCTAATTCTTGCAGAGACCAAGCAGCACCGATAGATGCAACAGAACGACTAATGCCACTGAAAGCATTATCCATTCGGGAGCATTCCGATTCTACTTGGTCTCCTAAATCCCTAAAAGCCTGCTGAGACTTTTTTATATCACGGTTCAGTTGGGAATTGTCAAGCTCGATACTGAACCCTATTTTTCCATTGTCGCTGTTCATCTTACGAATTCCTCTTCTTCATCGTTATTGTTCTTGAAATTATCTGGGTTATTCGCATCGATAGAATCATCCCACTCATCCTTTTCATCATTATAAGAAGGTGTAGCAGCGGTATACATTAGAATGTTCTCGTAGCTCATTTCATACAAGATGTTATCAGTAGTGGTATTAAGGTTCTTTGCCCAGCTAATGACTAATCCCCAGATGCTGTCGCTACCACTTCCCTTGTCCTTTTTAGAAGATTGGTTTCTGATAGGAAAGTGGTAAGCTCGAAAAAATCGCCAATCTGCATCATTCCGAGACGTTTTGAGACGATTTTTACCAGTGTCTCGTTCGTCACCTCATTAAGTATGCGTTCTGCCAAATAATCGACCTCTAACGCCTTTTCCGTTGTCGTAGCCCTCTCGACAACAAAGCGGAATTTACTCCACGACCAGCGTTTTGTCTCGGTTGTATGTTCGATTGTTATGTATCTATGCTCTTTGATACGTTTAGCCCCAAGTATCAGAGTGGCTGCAATCTTTCCTATAACAGATAAGTCCTTTGCAGTAGAAAGGACTTCGAGTAGGATATTGTCGGCTTCTCTATTCATTGCCGGCAGTGTTGATACCAATTCGGAAATGAGAATGAGCGTAGCAGGTGTAGGTGGTGTTATCGGGTATTCATTGCCGTCAATCACGATTACATCTGACGCTCGTTGCAGAATGGTATCGGTTACAATTTTTTCGAGATTGTCCATAGTTATATAAATTGATGTAGGAGGGCAACGAGGGTCGAACTCGTACCTTTTTCGTGAGTTCACGAAAATGCTCTACCATTAAGCTATACCCCTTTGAAACAATGAGCTTTAAGCAACATTAGTTGCCAGTCTGTGTTGCAGCAGCCTTGGTAAAACGTGAATACCAGTAACCTGCATCGCCTTTGAGAATTTCAAATTCGATATCTGCATAGTTACCGTCCTCTTCGCTCCAGCCGGGCTTATAGGTAATTGAACACTTCGGAGCTTTGATACCTTTCGCACCCACGTTTTTAGGAGTAATCTTCAAAGACCAATCGCCCTCTACAACGTGAGTGGTAATCTGGGTTTCACCATCAGCACCAGCCTTGCTGATACCAAGTGTAGTTTCCAACTCTTCAGTAGGCTCAATTACGCGGGTAATAGCCTTGTAGCCACCCTCCAAAACCTCTTTCGCAACAGTCTCGCCACCGGTGGCTTTCATTTCGAGAGCGTCACCGTCTGACGGCTCCAACGAGCTTGATTTGTCCTTGATAGTACCAATGCTGGTCAATTCGGTAGCCATAGCGTCATTGTCGCCAGTCTTGCCGATCTCAAAGGTACATTTGGACCAAGCCATAATCTTTTTCTTTGTAGCCATAGTCTTGCTGTATTAAAAAGTTTTACGTCTATAATGCAATCGCATATTGATAAAATGCTGTTCTATCCCCTCGACTGGGAAGCTGTGAGGTGTGCCGTCCTTTTCAAACAGATACTCCTCATTCTCCAAATCAGCCACAAGGGTATTGAGTAACTCCTCCAGTTCATCGACACGAGTAATATTCTCGACAAGCTCACCGTCATTCGATACAGCGATGTTGGAAACGTAAACGTGAACGAGAATAACGCCCGACTGCTCTTGACCGTCAATTCCAGTTAGGAACTTTACGACCACGTCCTCAGTCATTGCGTTTTTCGGTCTCATTCCAGCACGATAGAACTTGCCACCGATAACGTTCTTTAATTCGCTGTCCTTGATGATGCGGAACACGTCCTTTTCGATTTGCTTTGCTGTCTTTTCCATTACTTCGTTCTGAAACCTAATCGGGTTAATAGGCTCTTGACAAGTGGTCCAGCTTTCAATTCAGCCGATGAAAGGACATTGTAACCTTTCGCTTCCACATATTCGGCATAGTTCATACCTGCGGTAACGATTAGTACAATGCCTTTCTTTCGAGCTTTCTTGACGCATTTCGACAAATAATCGTCTCCCTCGGAGATACCTTTGTCGCCTTGCTTAACCTTGTCTATGCAGTCTCTTTGAACCACTTTGCCGTTCCAAACGACTGCGTAACCAATAGAACTTCTAAGGTTACCCGTCTGGTCGGTGTAGTTGCCACTGTCTCGGGCTTCGATGATACACTGTTCGCCAACATAGCAAAGAGTGTTCACGATAACCTTTGTTTTGGCTTCGACACTTGCGTTAATCTTATCTCCAATCATTTGGAGGGGTGTAGTCATTCTGCCGGGCATCACACAACGATTTTCACACGATCCATAGTTGTTGGAGTAGGTACGCCTTGCACTGCAAACTCCCCCAAGTCAATTCCTTTACGCTGCAACCTTACTCGTTTGATGTCGAGAGGAAAGTTTGCAGTCTCAACCAGTATCTCGTAAGATGCCTGGTTGAACTTTCCGTCCTCATATCTACCTTTCGAGTTGTTGGTAACTGCCTTGATTGAGCAAGGTATGGCTTCACTCAAAGTCGGTGTCCCTACTGCAATAGGTTCTCCGTCCTCGTTGAAACCACCCTCTGCGAGTGAACAATACTGTAAAGTGCCGTTGGTTCTCATACTACCACAAATTAGAGCCGTTATCAATAACAGTTAAATTATCAACATACTCGGACGCATCCAGTCCAGCTCTGCCACACCAGAAAACGATGCTTTTCTTCACACTCTCTACATCGACCGAAGCGGAAATACCATTCTCTGAACGGCTTGTTTCCACCCACCCTTTGACAATAAGAATGGCAGCACTGACTATATCGGGATTGTTTGCCGACGGTTCGCTTTCTGCTTCCAGTCCTGCATTTTGCAGAACCAAGCGTGCTACATCTTCGTCCACATAGCAAGTATTACAGATTAGCTTGCACTGGGCTTTTAATGCTTCCAAGTTAGTCTTTGCCATTAGTAATCGGTTTTAAGAGTGTAGATACCTTCCATTTCCGTAATTACCGGCAAAGCGAGAGATTCAGCCTTTGTGAACTCGCCTTGATTAGCACCCTTTGTCTCTCCAACGTGCCACTGAGACACACGAATACGACCGTAGTTGCTGTAAGCTACATCACTTTCGGGCTTCAACTCGTTGTTCGCATAAGCGTTCTTGACCGTACCCAACTTGCCGTCTGGTACGAATACGATGTTATTCGCATTCCAAGGCGTGTAAGGAGTAAGAGTGTTGCCATTCTGAATCTTACACTGACGCTTAATCTTCTCGAACGTAGGATAGCCGTTGCTCTCCATATAGTCGTTGATGTCCTTCAGCTGAACAATCTTTGAGGACTTGTCAGTACCCCAAATCATCTGCTTCATCTTCTTGCTACGACACATATAGGAGATACGAGACGGAGCGCAAAGGATTTTGCCAAGAACGGTCTTGTCCTCCGCAAGGTCAAGAATAGCTTGAATGTCCTCCATACAATCGACAGTCTCCAAGTTTGCATCGGTCCATTTGGTTGTGGACTGTGCAATGTTGGTCGCTGGCATATTGAAGTTGATTTCACCACGAACTCCACCCTCTGGGTTGTTCTTGTTGTCAAAGGTGAATACACCGCAATTCGAGAGAGCACCCAAGAAGATGATGTCGATTTTGGCTTCAACACCATTTACTACTCGGGTAACACCGCCCCACATCAAATCGATGAGCTGCTTTTTCTTCTGCTCGTCCGAAATGGACTTGCTGTCGAGCAACTGCAAGATTTTACGGTAATCCTGCACCGTCATAGGCAAGGTTACAGCGTGGTTCAGTACTCGCTCCTTAACGGTTTCGAGACCGTAAGAACCCAAAATAGGCTCTTTGGCGTTCTCGCCGATTGTGGCAGCAGCAACGGTGAGGTTGTATTTGCCGACAATCTCCTCGAAGTCGAGACCGATAGTAGGAGTGTCCCAGTCAAGATACTTGCGGTAAATCACATTGTCGAAGATGCGCTTGTTAAGTTCGGAAGCTGCATCAATTCGAGCCTGAACGTGTTTTGTCAGTTCTCCGAACAATGAACTGAGTAATACTGGATTAGGCATAATCTTTCAGTGATTTACTGGTTAATAATGAGAATGTTCGGATTTGCTTTCAAGCAGAATCCATTTTCAACGAGCCAAGAAGCAGGGAAAGGAGTACATACCGACTTCAACAGAATTGCGTCATATCCTGCATCGATAGTAGGAAGACCATTCTTTTTGATTTCAAGGTCTGCACCCAATACAGCGTTGGCTACATACTTCGGTGCTTTCGATGTTGCGTCCGCCTCCTGCAAGAAGTCTCCCTCTGCAAGACCGGTAATAGCGGTTGCTACCTCGATAACATCGTAATCGGGATTGCTACGATCCACACTCTTTACAGTGGTTGTGCTGTCGCCACCAACTTTCATCACGGTATCACCGGGACAAATGTTGTTACGCTTGCTTACACGAGCTGCGGAAGTGGTTCCGCCAGCAAGCACCTTACCCACTTTCAAGATGGCAGCCTGCATAGCATCCACGTCCACAGCAACGAAAGCTCCACGATGAATAACTTCCCCAACTGGGAAAGTCTGCTTCATTGCAAAGCCACCCGGAAGCATCTTGACCTCTTTGCGCCAGAATGCGTCCATATTGCCGGGATAGGTTGTCTTTTCAAACTTAATCGCCATAATGCAATAGGTTTAATTGTTAATTATTAGGCAGCGAGTTCGCCCACGATTTGGCGTCGTCCTTAGCTGCTTGTTCAGACGATGAAATGATGTCGGCTTTATCGGCTGGCATCAAGTTGTTGGTAACAAGTTCCTGTTTATACTCCGTCAATTCCTTTTCGATATCCGCATCATCAGCAAGTGATATATGCTTCATAAGGGAATCGGGGATACCCAGTTCCTTTGCCTTTGCAGCAATGGCAGCACCACGTTCAGCCTTACTCTTTTCGAGCTTCATAGCAGCGTTCTCGTCTTTCAACTCCTTTAACTGCTTTTCCTGCTCTGCTTTGTAAGTCTTGAACCATTCTGGTTCTTCCTCGCTGTTTCCGCCTTTTGGAGCTTCTGCAGGTTTCTCCACTGGCTTTTTGTTTTGCGCCTTGCGTGTTACCTCCGCTTGCATCAGCTTTGCGAATGGCACCAACGAATCCGCCTTTTTCTCGATGTCCTCATCAGAGGTTTCATCTGTTAAGCCCTCGCTACCTGACGTTGCCAAGTCCTCGATGGCTTTCTCCGACAATCCAAAATCTTTGCATTTGGCTTGTAATACTGTTAAAAGTTTCTTGATCATTTTTGAAAATGCTTTTTTAGAAATTATTTAGCAAAAATATAAAATAAAATATCATAGTGCCTATTAAGCGCATATTTTTTTTGTAAAATAATAAAGTGATAGACAATGAATTAAGATATTATAAATTGCATTTGTTAAATATTTGTATTATTTTTCTTGTGTATGTTAAATAAATGTCATACTTTTGCAGTGAAATTAATTAACATTTAATAAGCACAGAAATGACACAACAAGAATTTAAAGACAGAACAGGGTTAACGCCAACACAAGAAGAGTTTAACTACATACACGCTTTGTATATGAACACAGCATTGGATAAAGACGAGTTCTGCAAGGACTTTAAGAAGCACGGAGCAAGCTCAATAATGAGAGAAGTTCATGCAGTGGCAGTCAATTTTAAACTCGGTTTAGAAGAGAAAAATATTGAAATATCAGACCTTGTAGATTTCCTTATCGGAAAGGCTTGTACTTACAAAGATCCTGATTTCTACAAACAAGCTATTAGAATGGTAGGGCAAAGGGAGGTAACTCTTCGCAAAATAAAGATGGCTTTGCCACTCTGGGATGAAGACATGGATTACATAAGTATGAACCTTAAATAATATAGTTATGGGACAATTTAGCTGGTTTACACAAGACACAAATCACCGTATTGTGAATGGTGAAGAGTACAAGGTTATTATGACAGATAATAACGGACACAAATATGTTGAACATTGTTATGAAGGATATGGTGTGTTTGGAGGAAAGGATTACTATGAATTGCTGGCTGAAATGAATGGTCTTGGCTCAGACAGATATGCAGGGATACAACTTGCCTTTGAAAATTCGCCCTATGGAGATAATCCGAATTGTTTGCACCCCTCAATAACGGAAAGTGGAGAATACATGTGTGGTAAGGCTCCAGTATCAGATCCAGATCAAGGTTTTGAAACTTATGAATACGATGATGTTTGGGATGAGTTTGATGATGATGAATGGTAATTTAAAAATAATACAGATATGAAAACATTAAGAAGATTTCCTGAAAAGAGAGATTAATTAAAATTAAAAGCAAATTTTTGATTATGGCAAGGTATAAAATAACAATGAAAGAGATAGGTAGAAGTAATATCATCGTATCAGAGTATATTGGTGATGTCGATGAAGCGCAATTGATTAAACATTACGGTTTGAATGAACCAGACATAGAATGGTATGACATCAAAAAAATAGATTAATTATGGGCTAAATTATAAACATTAAAACGCAATACAATATGAGAACATCAGTTTTAGCTATCAAAGAACTTGCCTATAGAGCAGGCAGAAACATAAGTTTTGACCCTGAAAGATTTGGAGAGGGGTTGATGAAAGACCTTGAATATGAATTGAACGAATTTCTTCAGAAGATACCTGAACAATTCCACGAGGAGTA